CCAAGACCCCATACCTTTGTTTCCGGTATCAAGTAGTTTAGATAGGCCTTTTTGACCGGTAAAGTCTTCCATACCGGCACCCATATTTCCCTTTGGGTCTGCCACTACATCACCGCCTTAGGTCTCATCATTGCTTTGGATAAAAATACAACTCGTTCACGAATTGATAGTTGTCTTAGTTCTGTCAATGACCAACCAGGATAGTACTGGGAAAGAAGGTCAAAAGCGTCTACTAAATTTTGATAACTAAACTCATGCGCGAAACAAATCTGCCAGTGTTAGTGACAGCTCTACCTCCTGGCCGCAACTTCCGCAAACCTTTTTAATTTCGCCTAGTTGTGGTCCTGGATTACGTTTTGCAATTTCGTCTAAAATTGTTCTACGGTCTTTAATGCTTAAATTACGAACTTGATTTGGATTCATAATGGGCATATCGTTTAGTTCTACTACGCAGTTAGTTAGAAGAAGCGTGTCTAATTCAGCGGAATTTTTATCTACTGAGTTGATTAGCTTAGCCTGGGTATCTCCTGATGGAAGGAATACTTTAGCTCGACCAGCTTTTAGGTCTACATAAAATACTCGATCCCCAATACGATCCGATAGAGTTTTTACTTTTACATCTTTTGTAAGATCTACAACAAATGTTTGCAGTTCTGGGCACTTACTGCACACAGTCTCTACACTGATATCGTTACCAAAGGTAGCTTTTCTAATAGCAAGCAATAGCATTTCTCTATCGCCAGATAACAAGTTATCCATAATATCTTTGGTAGCGGGCTTTCCCCCTACGGATACGGTTGCTCTATCTAGTATTGCTAAAAGAGCTTTACCGGTATCTGTAATTTTTACAATAGCTTCTTCATCAGAACCGTTTAGTTCTCTGACTTCTGCAACCGTTTCTAGCACGCCGTCAAAACCTTCGTAGTAACCAGCAGGTAGCTCTACTGAAGTTTCAGGTAACGATGGGATTTTAATCGCCATTGGCGCTCCCACCGCTTCCTGAACCTCAAAGCTCATAGCTTCTTGAGCTAACTTATTAGCTAATTCCGGGTTTGATGCCGCGTTTACTTTTGTGTCCATTTTGTATACCTTCTGTTAGATTAAACTGTTGGATATTGCCCTGTGTCTGAAACGTTTCCTAATGAAGCTCCAAATACAGGTGCTGTTACTTTATAGTCGTTAGCATAGTGCGCATCCCAACCTTCGTGAACAACTGTCATCTCTTCAACCATGTATGCGCTTCCGCCTGCATCTAGGCTGCTGTATGAGAGGTTAGTGATCCACGCATTGTAAATACGAAAACGTAACGCTACGTGAGGTTCTGCGGCACTTCCTGCTGCAGCACCCGATTCAACAGTTAGACCCTTAGCATTTGGATGGCTAAGAACTGAGATGTCGATATCGCAACGGAAATCTGAACCTACGCCTGCTTTAGCTCCTGTTTGGATAACTGAGAACAAGCGACGCATCCATGCATATTGCTGTGAATTTCCAAGAAGAACTCCACGGCTAAATGTCACAGGGCTAAATGAAGTCTGACCTGGGAACTGGTGCATAGTAGTGTTATAGCCACCTTCACGGTAAGCAATAGACTCTGTTGCAACAGTTAGGCCTGATACTGAGGTAAAGCCCATCTTTGCGTTAATACCCCATTCATTGGCAGCTGTGTTATTAGACGGTAAGAATTCAACCAGGAACCGAAAATTACGGACTGGATCTGTCTGTAATGTACTTAGTACGTTTGTAAAGGCTTGAGCCATTTTATTCTATCTCCTTACGCCGAAGCGCTTCCGGTGACCTGCCCAATGCTGATCACAATGAACTCTGCTGGGTATTCAAGAGCAACGCCGATTTCAATGTTAATTAAACCATTTTGAAGGTCGGCAGCGCTATTGTTTGAAGCATCGCAGCGTACGAAAAATGCTTCTGCTGGGGTATTTCCACGAAGTCCACCCTGTGACCAGTATGAACGTAGGAAATTGCCCAATGATGTACGAAGCTGATTCTGCAAGCGAGCATCGTTATTCTCAAAGATGGCGAAATTGCTGCGGTCAGTCAATTCCTTCTTTAAGAAAATTAGTGAACGGCGAACGTTAATATAACGTTCTCCAGGGGTGTTGTTAAGTGTACGACCACCCATAATGACAATTCCTGCGCCAGGCACATTACGAATTGCATTGATTGGGTTGTTTTGGGAGTTAAGGGCGTCAAGTTCAGCATTAGTTAAATTACGCTCAACTGCAACTGCGTTAGCAATGCGGGTACCAAAACCTGCTGGAGTCTTAAATACTCCTCTGGTAGCGTCATTAGCAAGGTATTGCCCAATAGCTGCTGGAGCTGGTGGAACAATGCGGGTTGCTCCTGAAGCTGCGCTTAAACTATCTGGAGTAACAATCCATGGCCAGTAAACGGCAGTATTTCCACCATTACCTGACGCAGCAAAGTTTTCATCTGCAGCTAAATCTACAATGTAGTTTGAAGCTTCTACTTGTGTGTATCCCGCAGGAACATCAAGTACTGCAAATGCATCTCCGCGTGCTTCACAATATGCCGCAACATCAGCTTGAAGATGGATCATTAATGGTAGCTCAAGAACAGTATCTCCACCTGAAGAGAAAGTATAAGCCGCATCAGCGTTATTCATTACTAGTGGGCTGTTGATTGTGTCAAAAGTTAGCAATGCGTTGCTAAATTGTGTACGTGTAGGTGTTGCACCGTTAGCTCCACTACCAAGGGAGGTAGTACCAATAGCTGGTTGTCTATCTGAGCCTGTTGTTGCCGCATTTAGGTCGGTTACTCGTACATAGTTTGAGGCTGAGTTTACATAAGAAACTACATAACGAGAGTTTGTAGTTGTCATACTTAAGTCAGTAAATTGTTCAAGAACTCCACTTAAATCTGAAATAATTAAATTAAATGTAGATGTGGAAGCAGCTTTAATCTCTACTGAGAGGTCATCTCCCCATGTACCGGCATTTGCCGCATCAATAGTTAAAGCATTTAGTGGAGTTCCCGCACGGTTTACTAAAGTTGCTGTAGATGCGAGCGCTCCGGTACCCAATACTCGCTTTACGTAGACTTGACGTCCACCATTAGCAAAGAAAGTGTACAAAGCAATAGTTGCTGGGTACGCAGTTGAAAGTCCACCAAAGGTCTTTCCAAATTCGTACCAACTGTTTACAAGAACAGGTTCAGATGAAGGTCCTTTTGCAAAAGTTCCTGTAAAGGCACCTCGTGCAGAACCGTTATTTGCAGACTGAACAGACTGCGGTATTGAGACTTCGTTTACGAAGACTCCTGGGCGACTGTATGTAGCCATCCTTTATTACTCCTTAGGGTTAGGTTGTTTTCTTGGGGTTCCGAGTATTAGATGTATATTGGTACGAATGGGGTAGGTCGGCTGTTGATCGTGATATTCGGTGGTGTTGTTACTGGGTACTTTTGATCCAAGATAGATGGTAAAACTTCCGCGCTTACTCTAACGTTGTAGATGTTAGAAAATAAACGTTTTCCGTTAGTATCTGTCGTGTCTCTTTTTGTAAATCCAAGAAAATCTAACCGACGTACAGTCATATCTTCTGGAATAACTAATAGGCCAAATCTTAATGGTAGGCGTTGCCCCGCGAGCATTTGCCCCATAAGTTGGCGGTCATGTCTAGGTTGACGGGACCAAGTAGTAATTTGATAATCCAAATTAACCGGGATTGGGTATTCAGTTGTGTATTGAAGTTCACCTGAACCGTCTTCGTTAATGTTTCCGGGGTTCGCGCCTTCAGGATAATATTTCATATCAATTTCACCACGGTGAGCTCTAGAAGTATCTTCTGAGTATCCAATAAAATCTATAGTTATATACGGAAAAGATTGTTGGCGAATTTCAGTATCTGGTTGGCCGTAAAATACGCCCACAGGTCTGGCGGGGTTTCCGCTATCAGATACCGTAATTCCAAGTAATGCGGTTTTAATTGCTTTATCTTCATTAATAATTATAGGCATTATTCAAGCCCCGCATTTTTTAAGCTGTCTGAAATTCCTTTTTCAAAATGATGGGTACCAATTTGGGTGGTAAGAAAAGATCTAATAACTGGATTTGGTGGGGTATCTTGAGTTCCATACTCCAAGTCATTTACACGCCCCCCAATTATTGTGGGAAAAGAGGCTATGTATTCCCCGTCTTCTTGACGGATAGATAGCTGATCGCATACGTCAGCAGGCCAACCCGCAGCTCGTGCGTATTGTTGTAACTCTGCAGATAACTGCAGGGATTCAAATGCAGCGCCCTCTTTACCGGCGGCTTCTAATATCTCAGCGATTCTCACTTATACTCCGCGATGCTTTGGTAAGTAGACTTCCTGCAAGCCAACCAGCTACTAAAGAACCGGCGTGGAATTTGTCTAAACCTAAGGCACCACGAAGGAATTGCTCACGGTCAGCTTCAGTTTCAAGCCGAGCAAGTCGATCTATGAGGTAAATTGCCATAATTAATCCTCCTGGGAGGGTAAGGGTTAAGCTGCAGGGTTCCGGATTGCTCCGGCGTCAAAAACAAGAATAAACGAAAAAACCCCCTTTCGGGGGCTAAGTCGTTACTTCTTTT